TTATTGGATGATACTGGAACATACGATAGTGCTAATAGTTTATGGACAGATGTATCAGATAGTGAGATTGCAGATGCAGATTACACAGCACAAACTCTGGCAAATGTAACAGTTAGTGAATCAGAAGGGGTTATTTTGTTAGATTCTGATAATATTAATTTTGGTACTGATGTTACTATAACAGCAAGTCATGCTGTCTTTTATGCTGATGGGAACTTAATAATGCATTTAGATTTTGAGGGAGAACAATCAAGTGAAAATGGAACTTTTCAATTGGAAGTGCCAAATGGATTAATTGAATGGAGTGTGTAATATATGGGTAAAGATGTAAATTTAAAGGTAGATAAGACAAAGGTGGATTTTACTAGTTTTGTGGAGTTATTTAGGAGAAAAAATAAGGAAGATAACAAGGAAACTGACCAAAAATAAATAAGGGAATGGAAGGAGGGAGTATAGGTGGATACTTTAACAATTGATAGTGCTGGGATACAATCTTTTGAGATTGAGTTTGAGCAGGACTTTACTATTGACTATTTTTTAGAGGGGCATAATCGAGGAGATGCAATCCTAAACTTATATAACCCAGATGGGGAAGTGGTTTGGAGTGTGTCAACTAATAATAATACTTTAGATGACATATACACACAGACAAATGCAGTATCTGGAGTGTGGGAAATAGAGTTGATACTAGAAGTATCCCAAGCAGATGGAGAAGCAACTGTTACATATAATGAATCATCTGCATTACATATAAATTTATCAGTTGCACTTTCATCAATAGGTGTTAATTCAAAAGATACCTTTTCACAAACTTCATCTAATATTGTATTACCTATAAGCAAACAAATTATAAATGTTTCTACCTATACTCTTTTGGTTGATTCTAGTGTTAATATTGTTCTGACAGTAACTTCAGTTCAAAGTCAAGTAGCAACTAAAAGCACTAGTTTAATTACCACATCAAGTATAGTTCTATCTCCACAACCACCACCGATAAACACTAATACTAAAAATATAATATTAAATACATCTAAAACCATTAATTTAGATATACAAGTTTCTAATATTTCAACACAGACTAAAAATTTAAATTTATCTCAATCTAAAAATATCAATTTAAATGTAAGTAAAGTTAATATTAATGTAGATACAAAATATTTACAATTAAATAAAAATATTAATAAAGTTTTGACAATAGATACTCAAAGTATTTCAACAACACCTAGTAACTTATATAAGGTTACCAATAAAAATTCAGTACAAAGTATTGATAAATCTTATATGGGTGTAAACACACTTGATTTATTTATTTATACCAGTTCAGAAACAAGTGTTGATGTCAATCTTATTTGTAATCCTTGTTTAATAAATGTGTTGAGCAGAAATGTTTCTTCANATCAAATCTAAAAATATTAATTTAGAATTATCAAAGTCTAATATTTCAACACAAACTAAAAATTTAAATTTATCTAAATCTAAAAATATTAATTTAGAAATCAATAATAATAATATAAATGTAAAGACAAAGAAAACTACTTTAAACAGTAATAGTAATATACAGTTAAGCGTGTCAAAAACATCTATCATAACTAATAATAAATATTTTAATATTGACACAACTAAATCTAAAGTTCTATTAATAAATAAAAGTGCAATTAACACGAACTCTAAAAATACTTATGTTCAAGTAGGTAATGTAGTCAATGTTTTTCAGAATATATTTCCAGTTAGTATTCAAGTGAATACTGAAAAAGTTAATCTTGAAAATACTAAAAATATATTATTGGAAGTTAATTCAAAAAGTATTGAATCAAATACTTTAAATGTTCTGATGGGGATTGGTGGGAATGTCAATTTAAATATAACACCAAAAAATATCCTCATTAATTCAAGGGTAATTAAGAAAGCAATCAGTAAAAATATAAATTTATCTGTTAATTCTAAACTAGTATCAACAACAACTAAACAGTTAGATGTGCAAGGAATTAAAGATGTTAATTTATTAATCTCTCCTGCTAGTGTCATATATTCATCTAATATTTTAGGAATTGTGAAGGAATATGATGTTAATTTAAATATAAATTTAACTACTGTAACTTTAAATGTTAAATTACTATCTTCATTTATAGATTTCCCTAAAATAGAAGAACCACCACATAATATTTTGTCTATTAGTGAAAAAGATATAAATACTTTGTCTATTAGTGAAAAAGATATAAATACTTTGTCTATTAGTGAAAAAGATATAAATATTTTGTCTATTAGTGAAAAAGATATAAATACTTTTGAATTAGAAAATTAATTAAATGGAGGGGATAATAATGGCAGGAAGAAATCAAAATATTACTGTTGATGAAGGCACACACCATACTTTTGGGTTTGATGTATCTTCTTTAGGAGATTTGACAGAGTGTGAATTAGTTTGGAAACTAGCACACAATGTTGAATCAAATCCCATTATAGTTTTTAAGTTGAGTGAGGGTGATATTGAAATTGATGATGGAGTTGCTTTAATTCATTTAGAGCCAGAACACACTTTAGAGAAAGAATTGAAAGTTAATAACTATCATGAGTTAAAATTTATTGATTCTAATGGACAAGTGGACATAAAATCATCTGGTAGGTTATCAGTTAGACCAACATTGGCAGGAAAATAATTATAACTGTTGTATGGGGTGGGATTTCCCACTATTAATATACATAGTAACTAGTAAAAAAAGGGGGGTGTAGAACTTTGAGTACAGTAAAAACCGGAACTGTTAAATGGTTTGATACCAAAAAGGGCTTTGGTTTCATTGAACAGGATGGTGAAGGTGATGATGCATTTGTTCACTATTCTGCTATCAATGAAGATGGTTTCAAAAATCTCAAAGAGGGTCAGCAAGTAGAATTTGAGATTGAAGAGACCGAAAAAGGTCTGCAAGCTGTTAATGTCACTAAAACTGAATAAGGAGTGCTGTCAAGAAGGTAAGGAGATGAATGTCTCCTTACCTTTTTTATTTTTGTAACAGAAGGGGGATTGACTATGATAGAGGATATCATCACTTCATATGAACAGAAAATGTACTTTGATGCATTAGCAGAAGCTAAATATGAATTTTATGTTGAGTATGTAAATATAGGATATAGGCATGGATTACATACTAAATATATTTGTAATTTGTTGCAGAGTGCTATGGAAAGTGGGGAAAGGCATCAAATAATAATAACAATGCCACCACAGCACTCTAAAAGTTTTACGATTACTGAAACTTTTCCTTCATGGTATTTGGGGAAAAATCCTGATAGACAGGTTATTGTAATTGGTTACTCCACTGATTTTGCAGAGAAGTTCGGTAGAAAAAATAAAGACAAGATTGAAGAGTATGGGGCAGATATTTTTGATGTCCATTTAGGGCAGAAACAGGCTTATAAAGATTGGATTACCACTGAAGGTGGGAGAATGATTAGTTCGGGTGTTGGTGGACAGATTACAGGTGAAAGAGCAAATTTAATGATTATAGATGACCCGATTAAAAATCGTAAAGAAGCAAATAATAAGAGATACAGGGATGAAATTTGGGATGAATGGGAAAGCACTTTAAGTACAAGATTAGCTGAAGATGCTCTTGTAATACTGATAATGACCCGGTGGCATGAGGATGATTTAGCCGGGAGATTTCTAGAAAGAGAAGGGGAAGATTGGACATTGGTGGAGTTACCTGCACTGTCAGAAGGAGCAGATGTAGATTTACTAAACAGACCAGAAGGAGAACCACTTTGGGAAGAGCAGTACAGTAAGGAATATTTAGAAAAAAGAAAAGAGAAGTTGTCTAGTAAGGCATGGAACTCTCTTTACCAGTGTTCACCGAACATTGAAGAGGGCAATCAATTTAAATCCATATATTTCCGGTATTTCAGGGAAGATGATAACAGGACTGCTTTCATTCTTGAAAAACCTGAAGAAAAAGTGATATTCCTGAAAAATAAGTGTATTTGTTTCCAGACAGTTGATAGTTCTTACAAGAGTGCTATTAAGAATGATTATACAGTAGTTGCAACATGGTATTTAACTCCAGAAGGAGATTTGTTGTTGTACAGTGTTAATAGAGAAAAGCTGGAAGTTCCTGATTTGTGGGGGTTTTTAGAGAATAATATGGATAGGCACAATCCAGCTAGAGTTTTTGTTGAGGATAAAGCATCCGGAACTGGTCTTATTCAGAAGGCAAAAAGAGAGGGCAGACCAGTTTTACCAGTTAAAGCAGTTAGGGATAAGATAACTAGAAGTTTTGATATATCTAATTTTTATGAGAACCGGGCTGTTTATCATAAGGCAGGGTCAAATTGGGTTGCAGATTATGAGGATGAATTAGTCAAGTTTCCAGATGGAACACATGATGATATGGTTGATACTGCAAGTATTGCTGGTATTGCAGTTGCTAGAGGATTTGTTACAGCACAAGGTGCTGGAGAAGAGTTTGTATCTTCTACTTAAAGGGGGGAATAATATGTCACAGGAAAATAGAGAAAGTAAAGAATTAGTTGCAGTTGTTACCGAAAAAGATGGAGAACATCAAGTAGTTCCAGAATATATTTATAAGCAGTATTATGGTGATAATAATACTAACCCTACTAATCAGATTACAGATGATACTTTTAAGGAAAAATATGAGAAAACATCTATTGTAAGACCATTGGTAAATCCTAAACAGTTAGCTGGTTTACTAGAAATTAATACATATCATAATAGATGTGTTAGAACTAAAGCACAAGATATTGCTGGAAATGGTTATGAAATTCGGAAAAAACATGAAGATGCAGATGTATCAGAAAAAGAGTTTATACAAGAATTTTTTGATAACCAGTTTCCCCCAATTGAAGAAACACTTACACAGGCTGAAATAGATTATGGGGCAATTGGTTATTCCTGTTTTGAGTTAGTAAAAGCTGGTAATAGTTATGGTACAAAATATCAGTACATAAACCATATTCCTGCTCATTCGGTAAGATTAACCAGAATAAAAAATAAAAGCGATTTTCCTAAATATGTTCAGAAGAGAGCAAATAAGTTTGTTTATTTTAAGCATCCTTTGATGGAGAAGGATGTAGATAAAGATACTGGAGAAGTATATCCATTGGGAGAATTATCGGATGATAAGAGGGCAAATGACATTATATTCATGAAAAATTATACTCCTAGAAGTGATTATTATGGTCTGCCGGACATAATTACTGCATTGGGAGCAATATGGGGTAATTTAGCACAACAGAGATATAATAATGAGTTCTTTAAGAATTTTGGGATTCCACAGTATGCAGTTTATATAACTGGAGATTACAACTTGAAAAAAGATGAAGATGGTAACCCAGAGATAGTTACGAGGATTCAGGAGCATTTGTCCTCTGTAAGAAGAAATCCTCATTCTACTTTGGTCTTTGGTATCCCATCCAGCACTCCCGGCATGGGGGAAAATGTGAAAGTAGAGTTCAAGGAGTTGGCAAATAGGTCAGATGAAGCTAGTTTTAGAATGTTCAGGGAAGATAACCGGGAAGAAGTTGTTATTGCACATGGAGTTCCCGGAAATAGGATTGGTCTTGCAGATGTTGCTAGTTTAGGTGGTGACACTGCATATGAGACCAACCGGATTTATAAGGAAAGTTCTATTAATCCCCGACAAAAAGAAATAGAGGAATATATCAATAAATATATTATTCAGCATAACTTTGAAATATATGATTGGGAAGTTAAATTAAAGAATCTAGATATTGATAGCACTGAAAAGGATAAAGAAATATTAGACTTCTTGTTCACCAATGGCAGTGCCACTCCTAATGATTTAATCAGAAATCTGGGAGCAGATTATGGAATTGAACCCGGAACTGATATTGGATTAGATGAATACTTCATGAACTTTACTCCACTTGTTAATGTTATGGAAGGGGGAGACCCTGAAGAGAAAGCTGAAGTTCCAGAACAACCTGAACAACCAGAAGAAGGAATAACAGAAAAGATGAATGAATTAAGCGAACAGGATTTAGTTTCTCTATTAAGAGCATTAAAAGATAGGTTGGAAAAGGGTGATGACTAATGAAAGAGTTGGTGACATACTTTAATTTTCTCCATAAAAGCACTGTTCAACAGTTGCAGGCAGAAAGGAGATTAACAAGGAAATTAAACCAGTTATTCGGGAGTCTATTTGATAGGCTTCCGAATCACATAGAAAATTTAGGATTACAAGACCAACAGCAATTAAGGAGATTAATCAGAAATCACTTTTATAATTTACAGGATGAATATATAGAAGTGTTGAGGGATGAAGGGCAAGGTATCGCACAATTGGGAGCAAACCGGACAGTTCATCATTTACAAAGTGCCGGATTATCGGTAGGATATGATGATGTTAGTCAAAAAATTATAAATATGATGGAGCAGGCAACTTTTCAGGCAAGTAGGATTACTTTAGACCGGATGACTGGTGATGTTATGGGTACATTACAGCAGGGTATTCAGCAGGGATTCGGTGTTGAGCAGACATTGGACTTATTAAGAAATGATTTTAAGAGGATGGAAGAGTATGAGTTAAGGAGAATTGCCAGAACTGAATTAAATAATTATGCCAATAGAGCATCTTATGAAACAGAGAAAGAGTTCGGGGTTGAGTTTCACCAATGGATATCTGCAGATGATGAAAATGTTCGTGGAAATGACCCCAGTGATAAAGCTGACCACATGGAATTGCATTTACAGATAACCAGAGTTGGTCATAGATTTTCCAATGGTTTGAGATATCCCGGTGACAAAGAGGGAGCATTGGAAGAGATTATAAATTGTAGGTGTAGGGTTGTTCCCTTCCTCATGCCACCGAATCATATTGCTCCTATGGGGAAAAGATTTTTCTATGAAGATGATATTGTCAGCAGGAAATCCATAAAAGGTGGAGCAGGCTCTGGAAATTGGGGTCATGAAGGGCAGGCTGGAAGTTGGGGTGGAAGTTCTGAAACTGGTGGTACATCTGAAGAATTTTTAAATGTTCCCGGTGAAATAAGACATTCTTTTAATCCTGATACTGGAGAATTTGATGAAGAGAGACATCTGAAGCATTGTAGTGAATTAGAGGGTTTAGAGTATTCTGACTACATGACTGAACTTGAAAATTATGTTGATTCACAAGAAGATATGGGATTTGAGGATATGAGAGCAATCCCGGATGATGTGACTCAAAATGATGTAGTTAGAAATATGATAGATATAAGTGCAATAGAAAGGAATGTAGAGGAAAGAATAGAAAACCAATATGGCAGTTTAGCACATAGTACACAAGGTGCATACTTATTAGATAAATATGATTTAAGAGAAGATGAAGATGTAATGAATTTCACATTTGAATCTTATGATACTGGTGCATACTATGAGACCGAACATCAACTACATATGGCAGATTCTAATTTTGAGGATTTAGAGTTAAAGAAAGCAACCCAGAGTGATGGATGGATGGAAGTTTTAGATAAACTAGAAGAGGGGAATATAGATACAGTATCAGAAGCAAAAGAGGAAATAAAAAAATCTTTAGAAGTGGAATTTCCTAATGAAGCTGAAGTTATAGCAGACCATTATGAGCAAGTGGTGTCCCAATTAATAGAAGATAGAGTTGGAGATATGTTCACTAAATGGAAGAAAACCAGTGGAGACCATGATGAAGATGCAATTGCTGTTCAATTAGCAGTTCAGGAACATTTTGGATTACAGGATGCAAAAACAGACCATTTCAGTTCTTTGCATGTTGGGGGAGCAAAGGAAATTTTATCTAAACATGGTGATGGTATTAAGAAAATTCTTGATGCACAATATAAAGAAACACAGGAAGTATTAGCTGAAGAGGGGATAAGCAAGGTTTATGCTTATCGTGGTATGTCTTTTACTTCTGATAGGATGATAGGGGATAAAGATTTACCGGAAGATTTAAGTCATATTGATTTTACTGAAGAAACCAGAAAAGTTGATATGCCTATAGACTTTCAATCACAACCATTATCTTCTTTCTCTACTAGTGCTAGCACTGCTAGTGATTTTACAAAATTAAGAATGGGAGATTTAAATATGATTGTTGCTTCTGAAGTCCCGGCAGAGAGAGTATTCTCTATATCTAGCACTGGTTTTGGTTCTAGTGGTGAAGAAGAAGTTACTATTTTAGGGGAAAATACTAGGGGGGATGCTATTGTTAAGCAGGATAAAACAGGTATCCATAATCATCCTCATAGTTATTTATTTGATGAAGAAGGAGCAAAGAAAGATATATATGATAATCCTTTAGTTCAAGCAATAAAAGAAGTATTGTCCATAAAAGGTGGACAAGGGTCTGGAAACTGGGGACATACCGGACAAGAAGGAGAATGGGGTGGAAGTAGTGAAACTGGTGGAACTTCAGAAGCATTTCTTGAAAAAGACCCAGAAATTAGACATTCTCTTGACCCAGAGACTGGTGAATATGACCCGGATAGACATTTTAATAGAATGGAAGAACTTTCTGCAGAAGAGGAAAGAGAATATTGTGCGAAATTATATGAAGAATTATATGGTGATTATGATGGAGAAGTGTCTGAAGAATATTTAGAAGTTCCTGAAGAAGCAAGACCATCTTTTGACCCAGAAACAGGAGAATATGACCACGATAGACATGAAATATATAGAGATAGTTTAGATAGGGAAGAGTGGTCAGAATATAGTTTTGCAGTATATGATGTTTTGGAAGAAAGGGAAAAAACTAGAGAAAGGGAGCAGTGGGCTGAAGAATATAAGGAAATACCAGATGAAATAAAAGATTCTTTTGACCCGGAAACAGGAGAGTATGATTTTGACAGTCATTATCAGAAAATGAAAAGTTATTATGAGGATGCAGAGACACAAGAAGAATTTCAGGAAGCACATAGAATGGAAGAGGAATATAAGGAAAAAGTAGATAGGTATAGAGCAATCGGTGAGATTGAACCAGTGGAGTTTTCTCCTGAAGAATGTGTTACTGAAACAGGAGAAATTGATAAAGAAAAAGTAGAAAAAACTGCTTATGATTATAGAAAAGAAAGTTACAAGAAAGAATATGATTATAAGATGGAAGTATTAGATAAAGCTGTTAGTGAAAGGGACAAAATTTATCAGCAAAAATTGGATAAAGCTAGGGAAGAACTAGAACCAGTTAGACCGGGAACTGGTAGGGAACATGGTGATTTAAATGTTATTCCTCTACCAGATGGTGATGGATTTGAAGTGCAATATGATTTAGGGTATATGAAAAGTGAAGATGAAATAAAAGGTGAAGCATCTGATATGTTGAGAGAATATCTTAATAAAGAAACATATAAAGAACAGCATGAGTATTTACACAATGAAGTAATACCTAAAGCTGATGAAATGCAGAAAAGGATGGTTGAAGGTGAAATAGAATTTGATGAAGCTATGGATTATACTAATCTAAAACATGCATTAAATAATATTGAGAGGGATTATGATAGGTCAGCATCTGAAATATCTGAAGCATTAAGGGATGAATTAGTGAGACCGAAAGAAGAAGGCATAAAAATGGACTATTGGTTAGGAGAAGAAGAGCATGATTTTGGTGACCAAACCAGTTATATTCTGGATACTAATTATAGAATGAAAGAGGGGAAAAAATTTATAGAAAAGTATGCTAGTTCTGATTTAAATGAAGTTGATATGGAAGTTGTTCCTATTCCAGAAGGTGGAAGGTCAAGTTGCACAAACTATGCGACAGAAGGGTACAGTAAAATAAAATTAGCAGAGTATGCTGATTTAGAAACTGCTGTTCATGAAATAGCACATGCAATAAATCATCAAAATGAAGGAGTAGAAATGGCATCTGACCAATTGTTCTCTGAAAGAACTGAAGGTAAAGAGATATCTAAAATTTTCACTAATGCAGAAGGTAATGATGAAATGGGTTATAGGGGAGCATTTATGGAGCATTATACAGGTAAGGTGTATGAAAATAGAGAAAGACAGGGAGTTGAAGTGGTATCTATGGGTATGCAACATTTATACTCTGAACCAGTTACATTTTATGATAGAGACCCGGAGCATTTTAAGTTCATGGTCGGAGTTTTAGAAGGAGTATTTTAAAGGGGGGAGTGAAGTGAGGAAAATAACTGGTGTGATTCAAGGAGAGGAATTTGAAATAAGAGAACTTGAAAAAGATACTGATAAGCTGGAATTTATTTGTGAACATGATATTAGTAGATTAATGACAGTCACATTTCATCCTGTAGAATATAAATACCGAACAATTAGAGTAAGTGAAGGATTGCTGGAAGCATATTTAGTATTGAATGAAGAACTAAAAGAGGGAACATATCAAATAGAATTAATTGATGTTCCTACCACTATACTTCCTAATGCTCCAGAGGGCAATGTGTCCAGACATGGTACAGTTTATTAGGAATAAAATTAAAGAGACAGTGGGAATATCCCACTGTCTCAAATTGGGGGGATTTCATGAAAAGTTGGGATGAAATTAAGAACCAACCAGAAAGATTAGCTAACATGGTGAATGAGTTGGGAACAAGGGAAACAGGGAAACAATTCGGTAAAAATAAAGACACAGTTAATAATGCTCTGAAAAAATATGGGTACGAATACGATATACAGGAGCAGAAGTGGGTAAAGCAAGAGAAGATGGAGACCAATGATTTTGAGCAATTACTGAATAAAATTGCAGGAAGTTCTATAAATATAGAAATTAGAGACAATGTTTATTGCATCCAAAAAGGTTCAGAAGAAGTAATCATAGATAAACAGAAATTAAAGAGTATCTATTATGATTATTGCGAAATGAATCTTACACAGGAAGAGACTGCTATCAAGAATGACCTTATTCTGGATGATTTTAAAATTATAAAACAGGCATTTGATATAATTCATGATTCACTCCCTTTAACTAATGAAGAGATATTACATAATTCTGCTGAAGATAATATAGAAGAAATTCTTAAAAATAAGAAGAGGAAAATAAAAGAAAAGAAACCGATTGAAGAGTTGAGATATTTAAGAGGAATTGCTGAAAAGTATTATACAAAATACTTTCAGGCAGAAAGAATACTAGAGGAAGTTAATGTTGAACCTATTACATATGAAAAAAGTGAAACTTACTTGCATGTTGAGGACACTAAAGATAGAATTATGATAGTAACATTAGCTGATTTGCATTATGGGAAGCAGGTTTTAAGTAAAAAAGTTATTGGGGTAGATGAAGATTATAATGTAAAGACATTAAAGGATAGACTATCTTATTACAAAGACCAGATAGTAGATAGGATATTACTCTATAAACCGGAAAAATTATACATAGTTAATTTAGGTGATGTGACAGATGACCCATTAAGCAATACCTATCCTAATCAAATTCATCATCAAGAAGTTGTGGGAGAACAGCAGATTTTAGGATGCACAAAACTATTAAGTCAGTTCATTTTAGACTTGTATCAATACCAGAATAATATAAAGTCCATCTTTCTGCCGGGTAATCATGGTCATGATGTAGTTAATCCTGATATTCTAATTGGTGGAATTATGGAGCAATTACTGGAAAAATATGATGATATAACAGTTGACAGCATAAAGAGATATTACAAACTTGAAAAAATCTTAAATCACAACTTTATTTTCTCTCATGGCAATTTTTTAAGCAAATCTGATAATAAGAGGGAGACCGAAATTTTAAATATCATTAATTCTTTAAGATTGCAAGGGAATACTTATTTATTTACAGGACACGAACATCATGAGCATGAATCAGGAACTGGTTTTGAGCATAAAAAGTTACCATCCATTGTAGGAAGCGATTTCTACTCTGCTGAAAAATTAAATGTCAACTCCAGACCTTCACAAATGTTCTTTATTGTCGATAAAACCGGGTTATCTGGTAGATATAAAGTGTATTTCGATTAATTTGAAATAATACTTGAAATTTTATTCACAGTGCTGTATATTATATATAGAGAGGACTGTCCATATTTTTCTAAAAAGTGGATAAAAGGAGTTGATAGAAGGAGAACACAAAAGGAGTTGATAAATAATGTCCCTAAAGGATATGGGGGATGCAATTATAAATGTGTTAAAGGGTGGACAAGGTTCTGGAAACTGGGGGCATGATGGACAAGAAGGCTCATGGGGTGGAAGTTCTGAAACTGGTGGAACTTCTGAAGCATTTTTGAAGCATCCCGGTGAGCTGAGGCATTCTTTCAATCCAGATACTGGGGAATATGATGAGGAAAGACATAATGATTTTGTCAGTTCTTTAGATGAGGCACATGCTAAAGAATATGAAGAAAAAATAGAAGAATATAAGGAGGCTGGTTTACATGAGCAAGAAGGAGAAACCGGATACACAGAGCTTATTGCAGAGGGCGAGAGAGAGGTTATCGAAGAAGGGATACTCTCAAAAAGAGATAGAGAAATTAGAAGAGAATTTAGTCTAAGAATCAGTGAAAGTGCTATAGATGAACATGAGTCATTTTTTGGTGACCAGCCAGATGTCACTGAAGTTGATGACCCAGAGCTATATTATGATGCTGTATCACTGGCAAAAGAAAGAAATGAATATGGTCAATTTGTAGATGCAGGAAGTGTTGAGAGTTTAAGTGAAAAAAGAATGTTTTTGTATGCTGGAGGAGAAGCAGGATTTGCTGTTGGTGAGGATGGGAATATAACAAATGTATTTAAAAATCCAGATTTCACCAAAAGAAAAGGTACAGTATATGAAATGTTATCACAAGCAGTGGACAAAGGTGGAGATAGATTAGATAATTATGATGGGGCATTGACAACATTTTATGCTCAATCTGGATTCCAGCCAGAAGCTAGGCTGGAGTTTAATAGAGAATTTGCACCAGATGATTGGAATTATGAGAGAGATGGAGAGCCAGATATAATGTTTTCCAGACATGTAGAATCTGAACTCTCTGGAGAAGAGATGAGAGACAGGATTTTATCTGGTGTTTATGAGGAAAATATAACTACTGAGGGACTTCCATATGCAGATGATTATATGGAAGGAAAAGAGATGCAAGAAGCAGGGAATAAGATGGAAGAGATTAGAGAGAAGATAAAAGATAATTCTACTAATAAAAATAATTCAATAAATAAATTTATAGATGTCTTAAAAGGAGGACAAGGTTCTGGAAACTGGGGGCATGAGGGTCAAGAGGGAGCATGGGGTGGAAGTTCAGAAACAGGGGGAACATCCACAGCATTTTTGGAAGTATCTCCTGAAGTCAGACATTCTTTTGACCCAGATACAGGAGATTACAATGAGGAAAGACATTTACAGCACTGTAAAGATTTAGAACCTGAAGAGTATAGTGAGTACATACAACAACTTGAACAGGAAATGAAAGATAATCCTGATACTGAATTAGAAGATATGTCTCCTTTACATGATAAATACAGTGTAGAAGAACTGCAGGAAAAGACTGCAGAAATGAGGGATGTATTTTCTAAACAACATAATAAAATAGGAATAGAAAAGTCATTTAAAGCAAGACATTTAGTAGATAAATATAATTTAATGGAAAAAGATGGTTTTTGTACTTTAGTTTATGCCTATCATAAAAGTGATGTATTAAAAGATGTGCAAAGAAAGAGTGGGGTTGATGACTTTGGTGATGTTAAAAGAGAAATGAGAGAAGTTGATGATTATGTAGAAGCAAAAGAAGTTTTAAGAAGTGGATTAGAGGAAAAAGGATTATCAGCAGAAGAAATAAATGAAGCAGAGAATCTATTTGATGAACAACTAGACATGTGGTCTGAAGTGGCAGGCGAAAGAGTATTAGAACAGTGGGCTGAAACCAGTGGTGACAATCAACCTTATTCGGTTTCTACCCAGTTAGCAGTTCAAGAAGAATTTGGTTTAAAAGATGCGAAAACAGACCATTATCCAGATGGGGTTGTTGAAATTGCAGAAGATATAAATAAAATTGTTGGTGAAGGTAAAAAGCAGTTTCTCCGGTCACAATATGAGGAAACACAGGAAGTTTTAAGAGAAGCCGGATTAGATTCTATTGTTGCATATAGAGGGATGACTTTTAAAGATTCATCAAAATTACCAGATGAATTAAGTCATGTAGATTTTCCATATGAAGCAGAAAGAACTACATTAGACTTTCAGAGTCAACCATTATCCTCTTTTGCAACTGAAGTAGAAGATGCTAAAATGTTTACAACTGTTTATGATGATTATAATATGATTATAGCAAGTGAAATTCCAGCAGAGAATATCTTATCATTACATAGTCATGGATTTGGTTGTCACTATGAAAGTGAAATCACAGTTTTAGGTGATACATATAAAGGTGATGCTCTTGTTAGAAACTCCACTATGAAAGATTTATCAGAAGAAGAACTGCATAGTTTGGTAGTTCATGGAGATAAATCTGCAACTAAAGGTATTGTAAAATCTATTATAGATGTGTTAAAAGGTGGACAAGGGTCAGGTAATTGGGGACATCAAGGTGCTTCCGGCATGCATGGTGGAAGTTCTGCTGAATATGATGGATTCAGCACAACAGAAGAGTGTGAACAGTTTTTAAAAGAAAATGGTCATGCAAAAGAAGTAAATTTTGACCCAATATCTGTAGAATCTGCTAACCAGATAACAAAAGCTATTGTAGAAAATCCTCATTTAGATGAACCATTAGAGGGGGTCATACCTTATGATTCTGTTCGTGCTAGTGATGCATCTGTCGAATCAGATGGTAAAATAAGGTATAATCCACAAACTATGCATAATGCAGATGAATATGCTGAAAGGAAAATAGGTCATAATGAATCTGATAGATTTGATTACCCAGATGAAGATGACATAAGAGAATCTGAACAAAGAGTTGACCAACTTGAAAAAGATATTTATAATGATATATCAGAAGATAGATTGGATGAAGCAAAAGAAGTATTACAAGATATTGAGGAAGCTGATGGAATATTTGATGCCTTTGACCATTGCCAAAAAATGACTAGATTATTAGGTGGAAATCCAGATGAAGATGGAATTGATGAAAGAGTAGAGGATTTTATGAATGAAAATAGTAATTTAGAACAGTTAAAAGAAAAATATGAAACAGGTGGTTTTGAGAAGTATAGTGTTTATGAAACTATAGAAGAAACAATAACACATGAAATAGGACATGAATTAACACATAGACATGCAGAGGAATTATGGATGGAATTGGAAGAAGATGGAGAAGTTGTAGGAATGGAAGAAGTTACTCCAGAAAAAGCTGGAGAAACAGAAGTCGGTAGGGAATATAATATGTCTGAATGGGATAATGAAGAACATCAAGAAATAAAAAATAAGTTGGGAGAATATTCTGCTGTTGATTTACATGAATATATAGCAGAAAGTTATACTGCTGTGATGCATGATAAAGGAGAAGTCCATGAAGATGTTAGAAGATTTATTGTGGAGCAGTTTTCTGGGAAAGGGGGCAATTAATTATGGCAGTATCACAACAGTGTGCAGAATGTAAACACTACACTGGTTCTAAAACATGTCCTGCTTTTCCTACTGGAATACCTAAAAAGTTTTTTGTGGGTTATGTTAAACATGATACAATAGAGAAATACCAAATATCAGAAGTCATTTATGAATTGGACAGTGCAAAGAAAGCATTGTCTAGTAATTTTATAAATGTGATAAAAGGTGGACAAGGGTCTGGAAACTGGGGTCATGAAGGACAAGAAGGTAGTTGGGGTGGTAGTAGTGAAACAGGGGGGACTTCAGAAGAATTTCTCCAGCTTGACCCGGAAATGAGACATTCTTTTGACCCACAGACAGCAGAGTTTAGTGAATCAAGATTTTTAGAGTATTGTGATGATATGGAACAAGAAGAGTATGAAGAGTATCTTGAAAAACTTGATGAACATATAGATAAAGAGCAAAAAGACAAATTACCGGATGTTCCGAATCCAGAACCCGGTCAGTTTAAAACATCAACACAGGCAGAAAAGTGGTTAGGTGATAAATATAATATAACTGGAGATTTTACAACTCCAATTTATATGTTACATACAGATACAAAAAAGAAAATACATGAAGAAAGTGATGTAGTGAGTTGGGCTGAAATAGATGATTCTGAATTTGTAGATTTAGATATGGAAGTAGTCAATGACAGTTTGGATGAATTTGACAGATTAGCTGAAAAACATCCTTATGTAGCAGATAAGTTAGAGTATATAGGAACATATGCAGATGAAGAAAAATTTGCTGATGACTTTGAATTGGGAATGTGGAGTCCAGCAGATTATGGACATAGTTTTAAGGATGGAACAAAAATAGGATTAAATCCTGAATACTTTGGGGATAAGGAAGTTTTACATGAGCATGTAAAACATGATGTCAATAAGGGATTTCATCCAGACATAGTTGAAGATAAATATATAACCAGCGTAATGACTCATGAGTTTGGTCATCAAGTTTTTAACTCTTTAATAGAAGAAGATGGTGAATTTCATAATAAATATGGGTCTGATACTATTATCAGCACTATAGAACAGGGTATGACTGGACAAGATTTTGGTTTTACAGATGAATTACATGAGTGGCATATACCAGATATGGTAGAAGATGTTACTAAAGAGCATCATGGTGGTTATTTAAATACTTTTTTCGGACAACCAGTAGGATTCAATTCTGCTGAAACTTTATCAGAATATAGTAAGCAATCACCAGAAGAAACATTTGCTGAAAATTTTCTAGCAAGTGAGCATGGAACTGAAGAACAGAAAGACCAACCTATTGTTCGGTCTTTTGATGAAATGATGGATAGAGTTGATAATTCTTATACTGAAGATGAAGTGACTTCTTTATGGAGTAAATCGGGTGAAATACATCCAGATGACTCTGAAAAGAGAGTTGAAGAGTTTCGGGAATTAGTTAGAGACTTTGAGAAAAATGATTCTCCCTACTCTGAAATAATACATGATTATAAATTAGAGCAGGAAAGAAGGGATGCAGAGAAATCTACATTACAGGATAATTTCATAAATGTGATAAAAGGTGGACAAGGTTCAGGTAATTGGGGTCATGAAGGGCAGGCTGGAAGTTGGGGTGGAAGTTCTGAAACTGGTGGTACATCTGAAGAATTTTTAGAAATAGACCCAGAATATAGGCACTCTTTTGACCCACAGACTGGGGAATTTGATGAAGAAAGACATAATGAATATTGGGATAAATTAGCAGAGGAAGAAGGTATAGAAGTTGCAAGGGAATACGATAAAGAAATTGATGAATTATTATGGCAGGAAAAATATGGTGAAGAAAAAATAGACTTATCTCAATTTATAGATGAAGAGGGTAAAATTGATGTTGATAAGGTAAGAGAAGAAACTACTGGTATAGGTTTGTATGATGCCTATGATAGAAAATTAGAAGTCATGAAGGAAGCAGTAGAATCTAGAGAACAGATTGCAAAAGAAAAGAAATACGAAATTTTAAGTGAAGTGGATAGTGTAGAAGCACCATATGAAATGAAATCTTTATTTGATGAATACCCAATGTTGGCAGATGATGAAGATTTCGCAGATATGGATGGTAGGATGATTGAAATTGGTGATTATTCAGAGACATTAAATGATGCTAAAGAAGAAGAAATTATGAAACATTTGGAAGAATTTAATTCTAAAGAAACTTTAGGTGAGCAACAAAGGTATTTAGATGAAGAAGTAGTAGTTCCTAGCTTAAATTTTGATGACCCAGAAAATCAATTAGACTTTGAGACAAGAAATGCTAGAGAATTTCTTAAAAAATCTTTAGGTAATGAGATAGAAGAAAAAATATTTAGGCAGGATGCAATTGATGACCCACCGGGATTAGTAGATGAACTTGAGGGTATTAATCCTTATTTGGTGGAACAGGAGAATCCAGCACAACTTCCTTTAACTATTCATGATAAAACTATTAGCACTGGTTTATCATCTTATAGGTTTGATGACCCAGAAGCTGTTGCCGAAAACTTTAAAGAAAATGTAGAAAAAGGAAAAGAATTTATAGAAAAATATGCTAATGGAGATTATAATAAATTAGAAAAACCTTTGGATGTAGTGCCAGCTACAGGTAGAGGATATTATGATGAACATTTTAGAAAAATTGGTGTTAGTTTAGGTTCAGATGCAGATGGTACAACCATTCATGAATTAGGTCATGTTTTACATAAAGATTCAATGGACAAAAGATTGGCAGTTGAAGTCTTTTTTAAAGATAGAATTGAAGGAGAAGAAATGACCACAATTCATACAACTCAAGATGGACAAGTAGAAAGGGGATATAAAGATGAATTTATTTCTCATTATACAGGTAAAGTTTATCATGATGATGTAACTTATGGTACTGAAGTGTTCTCTACTGGTTTACAAGCATTATATGATGACCCGGAGAAATTCAGACAGCAAGATGAAGAACATTTTCTTTTAACTCTTTCATGTCTTGAAGGGCTGTTTTAAACTAGTTCACATCTTGAAAAAATATTTGATTTTTGTCTTTTAATGTGTTATAATTAGTTTACATGGTAAAGGGGGATAAAGTATGAAACTTACTGGAACTTATAAGGGAACTCCTTTTACAATTACAGAAGGAGCAGGGATTGAGAATGTAAAATGTGCAGACCCAGACTTTTATGAGTTAAATGCTGACATATATTATAATCCCGGAGAAGGACAGGAAACTGGATTTATGTCTGTAACAGATGGATTATTGGAAGCATATTTAGTTCTCAATCATTTAAGTAAATTCGATAATTTAGATATCGAATTAAATGAAGTTCCTAATGAACTAGTATTACCAGCACCGGAAGAAGATGAAGAAGGAAATCCTATTGTATATTAAAAGGGGGAAGTTTAAATGTTAAATATTGATGCACAATTGCATAATGCCGATTGGACAAAACAGTCATGGGATTTGCCACCTTACAAGAGTGAAGAATTTATGGAGCATTTAGAAAATACAGGAATGACATTGGAGCATTTCAGAACATTACCTGTGTATGAATTTGCTGTGGATAATGGTCTTATTGTAGATGATGAATGGGTTGGTGAAGAAGATGTATAGCAGACCAATGTGTGTGTATTGTAAGCACAAATATGAGAATGATATAAGATGTGAAGCATTTCCAGATGGTATCCCCAAAGAAATATTCTTTACATCCGAAATTGACCATAGAGAACCATATGAAGGGGATAATGGAATTCAATTTGAACCTAATGATGAAGTCACCGAATCGGATTTAGAGTATATTGAGAACCTTCATTCATAACAATTAAAAATTGATAAAATATTAAGCAGGCAGAAATGCCTGCTTTTTATTTTGTATTATGGTAACAGCAGGAGTGTACAACTTCTGCTGTTTTTATTTTTGGGAAAAAAGAAGGGGG